CTGGCTAGAAATTCGAGCAGAAATCGAAGGAATCGAATTATAAAACTTAACCGTATGGAATCCCGTACGGTTTTTATATTGTCCAAGCATTGAAGACTCTAAAAGCTATGGAAAATACAGTCGGGGACGACTTTAAAAATAGGAGGTTCGCAATGAACGAAGAAACACAAACAGTCGAAACGGTTGAAGAGCAAAAGGTATCTGCAGAACCTACAGAGCAACCGCAAGACGAAAAGAAGTACACAGACGCAGAAGTAAATGCGATTATTGATCGTAAGTTTGCTAAGTGGAAGTCAGAGCAAGAAGCTAAAGAGAACGAAGCTAAGAAGCTTTCTAAGATGAACGCTGATGAAAAACAGAAGTATCAGTTAGACCAGCGTGAGCAAGAGCTAGCTAACCGTGAAAAAGCTATTGCCCGCAAGGAATTGACCGCAGAAGCCAGAGCCATGTTAAGTGAGCGTGACTTACCAGTGGAGCTAGTAGACGTAGTTGATTTGACAAACGCAGAGACTGTATCAGCCTCTATTGGTGCCCTACAGAAATCATGGGAGCAAGCCGTACAGAAAGGCGTACAGGAGAAGTTGAAAGGGAAAGCCCCTATCAATCACGCGCCAACAGTCAACGATGAGTTGACTGTTGAAGAGTTTAGAGCCATGGGATATAAGAGCCGTAACGAACTCTTCCTAAAGAACCCAGAGCTTTACAAGAAATTGAAAGGATAATTGAAAAATGACAGCAGGACAAACTAAATTAGCCACTATGGTTAATCCAGAAGTAATGGCGGATATGGTAGCCGCAAAATTACCTAAATTAATTAAATTCACACCACTAGCGTATGTAGAAACAGAGCTTGAAGGCCAACCAGGTAGCACTTTAACAGTGCCAGCATGGGAGTATGCAGGAGACGCTACTGAAATTGAAGAAGGTCAAGCAATTACGCCAGACCAATTGACTACTAAAAAGACTACTATGACCATCAAAAAAGCAGGTAAGGGTTATGAAATTACCGATGAGTCTCTTTTGTCAGGTCTAGGAGACCCAGTAGGTCAAGCGACTTACCAGCTAGGTTTGGCAATCGCTAACAAGATTGATAACGACCTTGTAGCAGTAGCGAAAACAGCAAAACAATACGTAGATGATGCACCTACTACACTTGACGCGCTTGATAAAGCTCTTGACGTTTTCGAAGATGAAGAAGATGCTCAGTATGTAGCTATCATCAATCCAAAAGACGCTACCAAGTTGAAGACAAACGTAGCTAAAGAATGGGTCAAAGGCTCAGACATTGGCGCAGACGTTGTTATCTCAGGTACTTTTGGTGAAGCAGGCGGTGTACAAATCGTGCGCTCTAAAAAAGTTGATGAAGGTAAAGGCTTCCTTGTTAAAGTGTCACCAAGTCAAACAGAGACAGACGACGCTAACAAGTACGGAGCTTTTGTAATCTTGCTTAAACGCGACGTGGCTATCGAAACAGACCGCGATATCTTGAAGAAGACTACCGTGATCACAGGAGATGAACACTATGGCGTTTACCTTTACGACCCTTCACGAGTTGTAAAATTCGGTGGAGCGTAAGAAAGGGGTGGCAATATGAGCTTATTGCTACGACGACATTACATCCAAGAAGAGCAAGTCAACCAGTATTCTGATTTAGAGAATAAAACTCTAGAAGAGTTGAAAGCTCTAGCAAGAGAAGCTGGTGTAGCAGGCGCTTATAAGTTGACAAAAGCCGAAGCCATTGAAGTTTTGGAGGAACTAAAGAGTGAAAGTTAAAGTCAAGCAAGATTTTTACGATTGGGAAGCCAACGTAAAACGACTTGCGGGCGAAGAGCTTGACCTTGCTGATACACGATATGCCGAGCTTGTAGAGAATTTTGCAAGTAATGGCGTAGCGGTATCAGATATTCTTGAGGAAGTAGGCGGTACTGAAAGCTATAATTATAGCCCAGTCAGTACCGTACAAACCCCTCAAGTGTATGTATCGGGAGAGACTACGCCTTTAAGTCGAGAAGGAGTTTAAAATGTCTATAGAGTTGCTGAAGAAAGTAACAGGCGAAGATGATCCGCAACTTTTAGCCGTTTTAGAAGCGAGAGCTGAAAGTATCATTCTATCGGAAACTAATCGAACTTGCATGACGCCTATCCTTGAAGGCCTAGCGCTTGAAGTAGCGTTAGAGCTTAATAACCGCCTAGGAAACGAGGGTGAGTATTCAAGGAAAGAAGGCGGGATTGAAGTTGTTTACGGAGCTGATAGTATCTCAAGTGGACTTTTGAAGCGTATCAGAGCTTACAGGCTAGCAAGGGTATCAGGCCATGTTTTTGAAGCGGAGTAGACTGAAACCTTATCCATTAAGACGGTTTGAAAAGACTGTCACGGATGAAGGTCACGTAAAAGAAGGATACGCCAAGGAAGTTGAAAGCACGCGCCTTGAATTATGGCCAGCCAAAAGCAATCTACAATCAGAGATTTACGGTGAGCGTGTCAACGACATTTTAAACGCAAATGCCGATAAAAACGACACAATCAGAGTAAAAGACGGGGTATGTATTGACAGCAAGACAGAAGTAACTCATAAGGTTATCTCTAAGAAAGTTTATACATATCATCAAGTATTGGAGTTGGAACGTGTCAGAGCTACTAGGGGCAGATAGGCTTATAGCCAAATGCAGGAAGCTATCCAGTAAGCAAGTAGATGATATTGTTTTGAAAGCAGTTCGGAACGCCTCTAAGCGAGTTATCCAAGCAGACGCTAAAAAACTAGCGCCAGTGAATAACGGAGAGCTACGAAACAGCATTAAAACAAGGGTAAAGGTAGAAAATGGGAAAGCAACAGGGGAGGTTTTTACAAACCTACACTATGCTCCTTATGTAGAGTTTGGTACAGGGCCAAAAGGACAGGCTAGCCATTCGGGTATATCGCCCGAGGTCAGCGTGTCTTATCGGTCTAGCCCGTGGTATGTGCATGAAGACCAAATCGATGTAGGACCTTACCACTTTCAAAAGATTGGGGAGTTCTACAAGATGTATGGTCAACCTGCCCAGCCTTATCTTTATCCAGCTTTGAGAGACAATCAAGAGCGTGTGTCCAAGAATATTTCGAATTATGTCCGTAGAAAGATAAGAGAACAAATATAATGATCAATATCAAGCCTGTTATTTATAAAGAATTGCAAAAGGTCGCAGACAATGTGACTGATACTTATCCTAGCGATTGGGAAACTTTCCCAGTCGTTATTTTTTTGGAAGAACAAAATAAGCCTGGTGATTGGTTTGACGACAAGGAACAAAAATCATCTATCCGCTACAAGGTAGATATCTTTGATGATACCAGCACTAGTGAGTTAGCTGTTAAAATCAATCAGATTTTTGAGTCTTTAGGTTTGCGAAGAACCGACTGCCAAGACGTGCCAGACCCGTCTCATTTGAGACACAAGGTCATGCGTTTTGAAGGTGTCGTTGACTTACACTCAGAGCTTGTTTTTCAATTTAGAATGGAGAATTAAACATGTTAGCAAATGGAATTACGTTAGCTTATGGTACAGCTAAAGGAACTTACACAAAACTTGCAGGCCTTAAGGAAGTACCTGAATTCGGTATTGAACCTGAAAAAGTAGAGAACACTACTCTTGAAGACAAAGTTAAAAAGTATGAATTCGGTATTGGCGACGCAGGGGAATTGGAGTACAAATTCGCTTATAAGAACGACGGAGAAACCGCACCTTATCGCGTATTGCGTAAAGCGGCAGACAACAAGACGAAACTCTTCTTTGAACAAACTTACCCAGACAACACTAAAGTTCATTTTGAAGGTCAAGTATCTGTTAAGCTTGGTGGTGGCGGTGTCAATGCCGTTATCGAGTTTACCCTTAAAATTGCTTTGCAGTCAGAGTTGGAATTTGTAGACGGTCTTGGAGGTTAATTAAATGGCGTTAAAATACACAACTTGGAAAGTTACTGATGAAAAAGAGTTGAAGCTACGTTTGACATCTCATCAAGCTGCAACTGTGGAAGAAAAAATCGGCATGAACTTGTTAAAGATTTTTATGCCTGAAGCTGGTGAAGAATTCACTTTACCGCCTTTGAAAGTTATGTTGTTGTTAGTTCATGGAGCCTTGCAGCAGTATGAACATGGGTATTCCTTTGAGGATGTCTACAATCTATACGATGAATATGTCGATAACGGTGGAGACCAAACAACCTTCATGACAGAGGTTTTAATGCCACTCTTTGAAGTATCGGGTTTTACTCCACGAGGAAGCAAGAACAAGAAAACTTCCAAGAAGAAAATGACAGTAGTCGAGTAATCTTAACGGTAACGCAGATTATTGAGAGGCTTTATCCTATGTTCTTAGACATTGGGGGTAAGCCTCTTGATTTTTGGGATTTAACGGTGCTTGAAATCAGGGAAATGATTGAAAGCTACAACCGTGTCAAAATCCAAGAGCGTAAAGAAAAGATTATTGACTCTTATAGACTTTCGCAGATGATATCCAACCACGTTTCCTTATTGTTATCGAAAGACGCCAAGGTCTTTGAGTTCTGGGAATATGCGCCCGAGTTGTTTGTAGAAGAACAACAAGCGGTAGAACAGGAACGACAGAGACAAGCACTTTTGTTGCATAAGCAACGGATGCGTGAATTTGCAGAAAGACATAATCGAAAAAGGAAGGAGGAAATGAATGGCAACTCTTGACGAATTGAAAGTCATGATTGACGCTGAGATAGCGCCTTTCAGGAAGAAGATGAAAGAAGTCGAGAATCAGGTCAAGGGAACATCTGACCAAGTGAAAAATGCCACTGCAAAAGTTCGTGAACAGTCGAACTCTATCGGCAGTGCGTTTGGTAAGCTAGCTAAGTTCGCTGGTTTTGCAATCCTTGGTAAGAAATTGCTTGATGTTGGGATGTATTCAGCGCAGACAGCTCTTGAAGTATCAGCGTCTATGAACCAAATCAAGCGACAGATGGGCGAGAGTTCGCAATCTTTCTTAAAATGGGTTAACGATAACGCTAACGCTATGAATATGGGTGTGGGTGAGGCGACCAACTACGGTGCAGTCTACTCAAACCTATTTTCTGGATTTATCAAAGATACTAACAAGCTAAGTGCTTATACCGCTAAGATGTTGCAAACATCTGCAGTTGTTGCTGAAGGCTCAGGGCGTAGCATTACAGACGTTATGGAGCGTATTCGCTCTGGTTTACTAGGTAACACCGAAGCAATTGAGGACCTAGGAATCAACGTTGGAGTTGCTATGATTGAGTCCACTGAAGCTTTTAAGAAGTTCGCAAACGGACAGAGCTGGCAACAGTTGGACTATCAAACCCAGCAACAAATCCGCCTTATGGCTATCCTAGAGCAGGCTACAGCTAAGTATGGAGATACTTTATCCAACTCAGTCAACGGCAGTATCAGCTTGTTTAAATCGTTGATGAAAGATAGTGCATTGAATCTGGGTAATGCTATGTTACCGATTATCAATGCCATTATGCCTGTCTTGAACTCTTTCGCTATGGTCTTGAAGAATGTGACTGCTAAACTCGCTGAGTTTATCGCTTTGATGTTCAACAAGAAAGCGACAGTGAAAGATGGCGTCGGTGGTGCGGTCGGAAACATGGGTAACGCCATGAAAGATGCTGCAGGCGGAGCAGGAGACCTTGCTGATGCAGTAGACGATGCTGGAGATTCAGCAGGAGGACTTGCTGACAATCTTGGAGACTCGGCCAAAAACGCTAAGAAGGCCGCTAAAGAGTTGCTAGGTCTTTTGGGATTTGATGAGATTAACATCTTGCAAAAACCAAAAGATGACGATGGAGGCGGTTCTGGCGGTGGAGGCGGAGGCAAAGGTGGTAAAGGAAAGGGAGGCGGTGGCGGACCTTTCAAAGACATCTTGCCAGAAGTCGAGTTGACCGACATGGACAACAAATTCAAGAGCATTTTCGATGGTCTTGGAGATAAGCTTAAAGGGTTGTTTGACCTTTTCAAAAAAGGTTTTGATGCAGCGTTTAGACCAGAAGGTATTGAACGCATTAAGACCGCCTTAGACCAAATAGCTAAGACACTGGGAGAAATAGCCACTGACCCAAGGGTTGTGAATGCCTTTAACCGAATGGCTGATAAAATCGCTTATGCTTTAGGGCAAGTGACAGGCTCAATAGCCACTATCGGTTTGGGTATCGGTGTTTTCCTTGCCGAAAGTATTGCAAATGGTCTTGGAAGGCAAAAGGAACGCATTATCAGGGCGCTAGTTGCTTTGTTTGATAATATTGGTAACATTGCAGAGGCAGTAGGGAACATCGCTCAGGCCTTTTCTAGTGCTTTCTATGATGTCATTACCTCAACTGGTGCAGTTCGTATCGGTAGTGCTATTGTGTCAACTCTGTTGAGTTTGACATCTACCATTGTTGAAGTTGGTAGTAAATTAGCAGGAAGTTTGTTTAAAGGTTTTGAAAAAGTCGTTGTGACAAGCGCTCCTAAAATTTCATCAATCTTCCAAAGTTTATTAGATATTGTTGCGCCTGTATTTGAGAGCATTGAAAGGTCTGTTAACAAATTTGGCGATGGCTTAAGTCGCGTTTATGATGAACATGTAGCCCCTGCTATTGACTCTATTGCTAATGCTTTTAACGGACTAATTGACATTATTCAAATACTTTGGGAAGGAAGTTGGAAGCCTTTTGCCGAGTTCTTGTCTAACACATTCGGCATAAGTATTGAAACCGTCGCTGATCTACTAGGCGGTATCATACTAGAGGCATTGAAGTTACTAGCTGATACAATCAAGCTAGTAGCTGACGGTTTTACTGCTTTTTCAGATTGGTGCAAAGAAAATAAAGAGATTATCTCCACAATCGCTAGTGTGATTGGTACGCTTGCAACCGTATGGCAAGGAATTAAGTTATTGTCTTGGGCTGAGCAAGCTGGAGGACTTGCAGGAGCATTCGAATTATTAAGTGGCAAGGTTTCCTTTATTGTTAGCGGAATTAAAAACCTTGGGCTGGCTTTGAAAGCTTTGACATTTGATAAATTGGTCAGCTTCGGAGAAACCATCTATTTGAATGCGTTGTATGCAAAAGACTTTGTGGTCAATTCAGGCAAATTGATTGTAGAGCTAGGAAAAACTGCTCTAGAACTTGGTAAATCAGCATTAGCTTGGGGAGTTCATGCAGCACAAATGGGACTTGCAGCAGCAGCGGAAATCGCTCAATCGGTTGCAGCAGGAGTTGCAGCAGCCGCAACATGGGCACTCAATGGAGCTATTGCAGTCTTGACAAGTCCGATAACCTTAGTTATTGCTGCTATTGCAGCCTTAATCGCTATCGGTGTCTTGCTCTACCAAAACTGGGATACTGTTGTCGAGTTTGCTAAAACTGCATGGCAAGGACTATGTGATTTTATCAGTGGTATTTGTCAAGCGATTGGCGAATTTTTCAGTGGTCTATGGACGAAACTACAAGAAATCTTTGAGCCAATAGGTCAATGGTTTGGCGAGAAGTTCCAGCAAGCATGGGATGCCATTGTGAACATATTCTCTGGTATCGGAGAGTGGTTCTCTGGTGTATTCCAAGGTGCATGGGACGCCATCGTTAATATCTTCACGCCAATCGGTTCATGGTTCGGACAACGTTGGGCGGATGTGACGAATGCGTTAGCAGAGATTGGCTCATGGTTAGGAGAAAAATTTCAAGAGGGCTGGGACGCTATTGGAAATATATTTGGCAACTTAGGCTCTTGGTTTGGAGAAAAATGGACTGATGTTACCAATGCCCTTTCAGATGCAAATACTTGGTTAGGTGATAAATTCAAGCAAGGCTGGGATGCAATAAGCAATACATTTAGCAAGTTGGGTTCATGGTTTAGTGACCGTTGGAACGAATCTAAAGACGCGCTTGCCGAAGCAAACACTTGGCTTGGCGATAAGTTCCAATCTGGTAGGGATAAAGTGAACTCAGCTTTTGAAAAAGTTGGCTCTTGGTTTGGTGACCGTTGGAATGATATCAAAGATGGTGTAAAAGAAGCTGATTCATGGTTTGGAGAGAAATTTGAGAGTGCAAAAGAGAAAACTCAGAATCCTTTCCAAAAAATCGGTTCATGGTTTGGCGATAGATGGAAAGACATGCAAGATGCCTTGAAAGAAATCCCCAACTGGTTTAAGAATCTGTTTAATGATGCAATGGATAATGCCAAAAACATCGTTCAAAGTGGTATCGATAAACTAAAAAGCTTCTTTGACTTTGATTGGAGTTTGCCAAAAATCAAACTCCCTCACTTTAATATATCTGGTAGCTTTAGCTTGATGCCTCCTAGAATCCCATCGTTCTCTGTGGACTGGTATGCACGAGGTGGTGTATTCAACTCTCCTAGCATCATCGGGGTCGGAGAAGCTGGTCAAGAAGCGGTAATGCCTCTTGAACGGAATACAGGCTGGATTTCTACTTTGGCTCAGAAAGTAGCTGAAAGAATGCCTGCTAACAATGTACCTACAGGCTATTCATTACCGGATGGCGACATCGTTATCCAAATCGCAGGCCACGAGTTCGGACGGGTAGCAATCCAAGAAATCAACAAAGAACATGAACGAGCAGGTCAAACTTTGCTCAAAATTTAGGAGGTTAAATGGCACAATTGACAATCAATGGGGTGGCTGTGAAGCCTCCCAAATCTTTTCAAGTCGGTATTCAAGATGTCGATGGAGAGACAGGGCGTAATGCTAATGGTGACATGGTGCGTGACCGTATCACGACAAAGAGGAAACTAGACTGTGAATGGGGTATGCTGACTCAGGAAGAAATGAGTCAGCTTTTAAATGCCGTGTCAGCAGTCTTTTTTGAAGTTTCTTACCCTGACCCTGTTAAAGGTCAGACGACTGGGACTTTCTACGTCGGTGATAGGACAGCTCCTAGCTATACCTTTACTGAGAAGTTTAAACCTTGGTCTGGCGCTAAATTTAATCTGGTAGAGAGGTAAGAAGATGGACGCTTTAACCAGACGACAATTTGACAGAGCCATGTTTGCCAAGGAAAGGACGCTGGCTATTCGTGTTGGTGATTATGCTTCACGAGATATCAAAGAGGCTAGTTTTGAGTATGGCTATATCAAAGGTGATACATACAAGCCTGGTGGAACGTGTGCTGGTAGCGGTAAGATTACCTTTACCAGTATCATTACCACATTCAATAAACTGGATATCCTACACCCTGAGATTGGTCTACTGGTTGGGAATACCTACCAGTGGGTTAAGATGGGGGAATACTTCATCAACGATATTGAGATTGACCGAAACCGCAACACAACCACGCTGGAACTCATGGACGGTATGTTTAAGCTTAATCGTGAGTATGTGACGGACTTGCATTTCCCAGCTGAAGTACGAGAGGTTATTCAGGAAATTTGCCTAAAAACAGGCATTGAGTTAGCGAATGACTATTTCGGAATCAGCGCTATGCGTTATCATGTCGAGCAAGTTCCTGAAGGCAAGAAACTTTCCTTTAGGGATATGCTGAGCGCTATGACTCAGATGATTGGGATGTCTTGCTTTTTTAACCGAGAAGGGAAGATGGAAATCCGTGATTTGACTGAGTCAAATATCACGATCAACGCAGATAGTTACTTCTTGCATGGTTTAACCAAGAGCGAGATAGAGTATCAGATAGCTGGTATTACTTGTAAGACGGATAAGAAGTCTCTAACAGTCGGTATGAAGACAGGTCGGTCTTTGGAACTGGACAATGTCTTCATGACCCAGAGCGCTTTAAATGATCTGTATTACAAACTGAAAAACCTGACTTACTACCCGTATAATCTCAACTACCAAGGGCATTTACTGCTTGAGGTTGGGCAGTGGGTAACCATTCAGACCAACAAGAAAGAAACATTTAAAGTTCCTGTGTTAAGTCAGAGCTTTACTTTTAAAGGTGGTCTGAGAGGTCGCATCAGCGCAGATAGTAAAGCTGGAAACGATACTCAGTATTCTTACGAGGGTACGATTACCAAGCAGATTAAGCAACAAGATGGCATTGAAGCGAAAATCCAAGCGCAGATTGAAGCAGCAGACGCAGCCTTTGAAGCAGAGTTTGAAAAGCGTAAAAAAGCGATTGATGATGCAATTGAAAAATACAAAGCAAATGCGGAAGAATTTGGCGCTAAAATCCACGAGGAAATGGAGAAAGAGCGTCCTGAGTTCGTGAAGCGAATCCGTGAGGAACTGATGAGTAGTGCTGACTCAATCGCTGAATTAAGCAAGAAACTGGAGCAGGTCAGTGAGACTGCAAGGGTCAATGCTAGTTTGATTGGTGGCGACGGTACTACCCAGTACAACAAGAACCGCCTCAATGGTGGCACGGCTAAGAAAATCAGCTACGGAACGGATTTTGTAGAGGTCGGTCACAATGGAGAGGGCTTTGAACTTGGTAAAAAATACGTTATCAGCTGGTCAGCTACCTGTACGCCTTACGGTAAAACAGATGTGACTGTTGTAGTCAATAAGACACCGTTTTACGGTGGACACGTTCATTTAGCGCCTGCAAATTCGGTTATGCCAGCGATTGATAAAGACCTGACCCAGAAAGAGGAGCAGGTTTTAGCGGTCTACTACGGTGCCTATCGTTTGACATTCTCAGGGGACTGGTATCAGAACGTAGAGCAGTCTGTGACGATTGACAATCAGACAAGACGGATTGAACTAGCGCCAGTCTACAAGACGGTAGCGGACGGACAAAATTCAAGATATGACGGAAGTTGGAACGAGAGTCCAACTTTTATTTTTGACGGAGGAAGAACATGACGGAAACAATCCCAGTAAGGGTTCAGCATAAGCGCATGTCAGCACGAGACTGGGCAAGTAGCACTCTGGTCTTACTTGATGGGGAGTTAGGCGTTGAGAGCGACACAGGCAAGGTCAAGGTCGGAAATGGCCGTGACCGATTCTCAGCACTGCAATATCTGACAGGACCTAAAGGTGACCGTGGAGAGACGGGGCCAGCAGGACCAAGAGGTGCTGATGGTGTTGTGCGTTTTGAAGGTTCAGCCGCAGAGCGTGCTTTAGAGCAGTATGCCAAAAAGTCTGAAACTCCAGTATATCGAATTGCTAAAGGAGATATAGGAGGGGGTGGCGTTGGGTCATCTAACACGATAAGAACCAGCGATATTATGAACCCCGACGGTATTAAAGTAGGCGATATCATTGAAGATTTTTGGTCTAGTGGCTCTACGGCAGATAAAGAGATTTGGAAGGTGACGGCTGTAAACGGTACAAGCGTTTCAGTACAAAATTTGGGGAAGAGAACTTTTCCATCCTATAATGACACAGACGTTAAGCGCCGTATCACAGCCCTTGAAGCTAGACCTGACTTTAACTCTTTGACAGAGACACAACGAAATAGCTTGCGAGGACCAGCAGGACCAGCTGGCGCAAGAGGGGCGAATGGTCCAGCGGGTCCAGCAGGTCCCAGAGGTGCAGACGGAGCTAGAGGTGCAGATGGAGCGCCTGGTCAAAACATCATCAACCAAAATGGTGGACAAGCGCTGAAATATTGGGCTGGAACAAGGTCTCAATATGACGCAATTTCTAACAAAGATGCTAATACCATCTACGATATTTATCGCTAATAGGAGGTAATATGGCACGAGAAGGAATTTACGTGGGGTCCAGGGAAATTATTCAGCGTTATGTCGGTACAAAGCTGGTTTGGGAGAAAGTCACAATCCAGTTTGACGAAATTTTAAGATTCACTTCAAACCGCTACGGTTCATTTTGGCGCTTTGGCTCTACAGAACGAGCCTTTATTGATTTAGGTATATCCGAACGTCGTCCGTATGGTTTGGATGGAATAGAGGATTGTAATGTGTTGAAACTTCAAAATTCTAACAAGACATTTGAAGTCAGGGTAGTAGTAGGCCAGCAAGATACTGGTTATTCAGCTGGCTACCGAAGACATTACAATTACCAACTATTCGTTATTTTCAAAAATACGGATGAAGTGGAGGATTTCCTATCCAACAAATACAACGAAACCTATATTTTTGGTAGAAAAAGAGGAGGGTAACACATGGACATTACCATTCAAAACGTTCGTTCGCCTGCTCTTGAACATAACGGACGGTATTACAAGGTATTCCAGCCACGGACACGAGATGAACTGCTGAAGCTTCATCACATGGGCTGTGTGGGTGATACGGTGCTGACAGATATCCAGTTGGAGCA